AGTAGGGCGCAGATTTTTAATTATATTTTAAGAACAAAGCTAAGAAGATATTTTTAATTATCCGAAAGAAATACCGGGAAAATATTGAAAACCCATTCTGTGGCCGTCTGAACGCATATCCCCAACAAAAATGGAATTTTGGATTCTTCATTATCCGTGAATTTATTCTATTTTTGTGGATATAAGTTTTACGATTGTTTTACAAGATATGGCTACATTCAAGGTCGTGGTTTTCCCTCACCAGAAAAGGGAGGATGGCACATACAATGTAAAGATACGTGTCACCCAGGACAGGAAATCAAAATACATACGGACGTCCCAATATGTTTCTTCTTCTGACATCACAAAGAAGAAGGAGAAAGGTGTTGAGAAAATCAAAATCAGAAACCAGGCGGTTATTGACCTGATGGACGAACTTGTATTGTCTTATCGAAGAAAGCTGGCAAAGGCCGGGGTGAGTGCCGAGAAATGGAATATCGACCAGGTGGTAAGTTATATCCAGGAAGATGAAGTATTCTCTCTTGACATAATTGCATACGGAAGAAAATGTGCTGATGATATGGAGCGGAACGGCCGGGATGGAAGTGCGCATACCTATAGGGTGGCGATGAACGCTCTGGAAAGATTTGCAGGAGGAAGTCTTGATGTCAGCATGATCACCGTATCATTTCTTAAAAACTATGAGAGGTTCCTGAGGAATGAGCCTTCCATGCGAGGGGCGAACAAGAGCAATTCCCCATCATCCGGAGGTCAGACAAAAAAGAACAATGCCATAAAACTATACATGACGGTGCTCAAGGCCGTGTTCAACCAGGCGAAATACGAGTACAACGATGATGAAGCCGGATTGATACGGATACCCCTTTCTCCTTTCAGCAGATATTCCATGCCGGAAAACATTCAGGCAGCTTCTCGTGTCCTTACAGTCGAGCAGATTCAGGAGATTATAGACCTTCCGTATTTTCGAAATGGGAGTCCTTACTACCAGCTCAACATGGCAAAAGACGTGTTCCTGCTGTCGTTCGCACTTATGGGAATGAATTCTGCCGACATGTACGAAGTTGCCAGCTATGAAGATGGTATTATATCCTACGAGCGTAAGAAAACGAAAGGAAGGAGGAAGGACAACGCTTTCATGCAGGTAAAGGTGGAGCCGGAGATTGCTTCCCTTATTGATAGGTATAAGGGAAAAGGACGTGTGTTCTCATTTTCGGAGAAGTATGTGTCGGCTGATGACTTCAACAAGGCAATCAATCTGGGCTTGAAGAAAGTTGGCCAGGCGATTGGTGTTCCTGACCTGAACTTCTATTATGCCAGGCACTCGATGGCATCCATCTGTGCGAACAAGCTGGGTATTGACATAGCCCGTGTGGATGAAATGCTGAACCACAGTGACCCGAAACTGTCCCTTGCGAGGGTTTATATTGAAAAAGATTTTCGGCCGCTCTGGGACGCTAACAGAAGGCTCCTTGACTTGTTCGACTGGAGCTTCTATGCAAAAGAAAAGCCGGAGAAGTGACCTTCGGCTTAATTTATTCCTATATTCTCCAGCACCTCGTCGATGAATATGGAGCGGTAGTGTGGGCATTCCAGCACTCCTTTCCGTTTCGCTTCCCTGTACACCTTGGAGAACAATTTGGCCTTTTCCTGGTCTGTTACTGGTATCTCCTCGATGGGTGTTGTCAGGAACCGGCATCCCCAGCCTTTGCAGGTAGGGGAGAGCTGGCAATGGTTGGGAGAGTTCCAATTTATGATGCAGTTTATGACTGTTTTTGACATTTTGGTATGTATTCTAAACTAATTTAAAATCCGTCGGTAATACTAGTCGTTTCTTTGAGCTTTTCCTGAATTAATTCGTATTGGGCTTTTATCGCAGCTCCCATTTTGTCTTTCTTGAATTCTTTATCTCTGTTGTCTGTTGTAGTTACGAGTCGTATTTTCTTTACTCCATCGGATACTTGTTTTATTTGCTCTTCGTTTATTGCGAAAGCAGGGTGTATGGTATAGTCAGAATATACGAATCCGTTAATGTTATGGACATCTCTTACTGTTCCGGCATATTCCATCTGGGTGTGTAATTCCAATATGGAGTCATCGTTGAGTTTGATTAACAATGTTCCACCTTTTGCTACTGTTATAGGAGTATTTGAGGTTGTTTTTAAGGAAAGAAAGTAGAAAACATTTTTTCCTTTGTCCTGCTCAGCCATGAGAGAAACTGAAAAGACAGTCTTATCCTTCATGCTTCGCACGTTTTCATATTTACACATTATTGAACGTTCCCCGTTCTCTGTCTTATCATATTCAATTTCCTGTGCGAAAGAAGTTATTCCGGACAGAAAACAAATGGTGAGTAATAACAACTTTTTCATAGTTTATCCTATTTTATTTGATTTCTGTAAATTGCATTTTTGACATAATAGCTGCAGGTTTTCCACGCTTGTATCACCACCTTTGGAAAATGGGATGATGTGGTCAAATGTAGGTTTTCTGCTGAGTAAATGGAAAACCAGCTCTAGGTTCTTTAGAAATTGAATACAAGTCCGGCGCCACTCCCTGTAAGGTAAACTTTTAGTGATTTGGATGCCCGTAGTCTGTAATCAGAAGATATTATCTGGCAAATGATTCCCCATCCGGCAAGTACACCTCCAGCAATAAGATAATTTCTGGCGCATGTTCTCATGTCTTTGCTGATAATATTGCCATCTACATCAATGTCGTAATGAAATTTTTCGTCTAGCGTGGCATATCCGATGAAAGATGCTACCGATGCAACTGCGCAACCTGCAGCGCCCAACTGCCAGTTATTTGCAAGTTTGTTGAATTTATCGTAATTGTCTAGGTAAAAATTTTTATCTTTTGCAACGTCTTCAATTACTTCTCCTTTATTGGAATTCTTATAGTAGTTGTTTTGTCCATATAGGTTGATTCCTGCACTCATTAAGAGTAATAGTATAAGTAGCTTTTTCATAGTTTATCTCCTTCTCGGTCTTTGTAGTTCTATCACATTAAATATCTGCTTCACATCGGCAAGGTTGATTACCTTATCCGGGTACATTGAGTTCAGGGAGTGTATTGTGATGGTGTGGTTCTCCACGTCATGGTTGATGATACGCTTCACCAGTATTCCTTCAGTATGCACGATGACGAAGTCCCATTTCCTGATGTGCAGCTTGCTGTCGGCCCACAGGTGCGGCATGATTTCCCGGCACAGAAGGCGGTCACCTTCCAGAATGGCTTCCTCTGTTCCGTCATTCATGCTGTCTCCCTTCACTTCAAAGGCAACGTAGTGGCCTTGGGCTTCATGGTCTACTATATAAGGTATGGTAGGCAGTGTTGCCATGTATGCTGCATCTGCGTATCCGCAGAGGTATCCCGCTTGTGCATATTGGCTCACGAGTGGTACACGTAGTATGATTGGTTCGTCAATGGGTGATGCTTCATCTGATGGCTGGTTAGGTGTATTCAGCATTTCGCCTTCACCGGTGAGTAACCAGGTCAGATTAAACTGTCCATATTTACTTATTATGTCATTGGCAAGGGAAGAAGAAATTTTTTTCACTTTCCCTTTTTGCAGGTCAAAGATGCGCTGATATTTCACTCCAATACTCTCTGCGAATGTTGGAGCTTTTAAATTCAACTCTTCTAAAACTTTATTTATAATTTCTTGCCCTGTCATATAAGATATTTCTTATATTTGCGTTAAACTTAAAATCTTATTGTTATGCTTAAAGCATTAAAATTTTGGTATTATAAAAGATTGTTTTTCAAAATCTATTTTCATTACTTAAATGGCTCAGATCCCCAAAATGCTGTAAATGAAGCATGGGAAGACATAAAGGCTATTAATCAACTTCAGGCAATGATGCATGAAATGCTGGACGCTCATTAACGGTTATTGTTGGATAAACAATAGGTATCGAGAATTTTATCTTGGATAGATTCTCGTTTACCTGTTTGTTTTCTTCGTTATTTGTATTTCCTCCTAATTTTCCTCCTACGTTAAGTCCAAATACTGAGCCACTTACTTCTATGCTACTTTTGCCTTCTTTGTTTTTCCCTATTTCAGATTTAGCAGAAACTGCAACTTCAAAATCAATATAAGAAATTTTTAAATCACCTTTTTTACTTCTAATCTTTTCTTCAGCTTTACTATTTGTTGGGGAGACAATAGTTCCGTTTTTAAGTTCCCTTTGGCACTCTTCAATGGCATTTGATATATCAAATACCACCCCTTTTATAAAGTCTTTTAGTTCCATAAGTGATAACTTGTGTTAAATATAAGATAATTCTTATATGTAATTCTTTTGTATATAAGATATTTCTTATATTTGCAACATCAAACAATAAACAATAAACAAAGGAAACGAAAAAACGGGAAACCGCCAAATAAAAGTGATAACTAAAAGGAGGTAACGCCATGAGAATGTATGATTTGAAACAGATTATGAAGGATGCTTGGAGAACATATAAATATGTTGCTAAGAAGAAAGGAAAGACTTTCGGTGAAGTCCTGAAATCCACATGGAGACTTGCAAAGCTCCAGGTTTCAATGAAGAAGGCAATGGATACGAAGAGAGAGCCTTTGGCCGGATTGCAGTCAGCTTGCAAGGCTGTCAGCTACGACTGGTCAGGCGTAACGGAAGCGGCCGTTTATCCGGACAACAACAGCGGTTACCTGGGTTCCAAATATTGCGGAGATTAATCAGGATAACGGATTTCCCTATCCGGCCACAGAGCCTACCCTTTGATGCGGAGGTAGGGAGCATGAAGGAGTGACTGCCCAAAGCAGTCCGTTCCAGAAAGCGATACTGGCGCATACCCTCATCACCAGCATAGAGGACGCGAGGATTCAAGGGTCGAAGCAAGCAGCCACAAGGTCGATGCAAGCAGCCTGGCTAAATAATGGCAAATGTCCCGAACGGTCATGCAGTGAAGAATAGTAGCTGATAACTCCGGTGGGAAGAGCAGAGAGAGCTTATCGGGGCACGAAACTTAAAATCTATATTGTTATGTTCGGCTTTATCAAAGAATACAGAGAGAGGAAGTTAAGAGAGCGTTGCATTAAATACGCTTTACAACTCAATAATGTATATACGCCTATGATGTTGTTTCAGGCTGCTAATGACATTTTGAAGTATATCAAAAACTCTTAAAAGCTATATTGTTATGCGTAAATCGAGAATCCTTAAAGCCCATCAAGTATTATTGTCTCTTGAAGAACTTAGGTTTAGTGTCGTTAGTATTGCCAACCTTTCCAATCCTTTCGTAACTGATGAATACGAGAAAGAATTGTATAGCAGGCTGACAAATGTAGAAACGTCTATTCAAGATATTTTAAAAGGTCTTCGCTCATCTTATTCTCAAGAACAAAGTGCTGGATTACAGTCTTAAAGTATTTCTTGTAATTAAAATATTTAAACGATATGAAAGCAATCATTGAAAAAAAAGTGATAATGCAGCCGGTAAGGTCCGGCTACATTATAAATGGTGAGACTGACAAGGAATCAGTTATTGTGATAAAGCTATTTTCTATTCCAATTTATAGAAAAGAGATTACAATCCGAGATAAGACATAATAATATCGCTAAGCTCTTTGTATGGCATTTCTGTGACAATTTTACTATCGGCTAATATAATTTTACTGCCGTTCTCTAAAGGGATTATACACTGAATCCAACTAGTGTTAACCAGGTGATTTTCTCCATTTACTGGAATCTCAATAAATTTATTCATGATACTTAATTTTTTGATTAGACACCTCAAAGTTAAGTAAATCCCCTGAATAAGACGTGATGTCGCCAATCGAATTGGCTCAGGGGAGCTTCCATAATAATCTTCACATGAAAATACTACTTGTCTTATGTGCATTGTCCGTATTGGTGATGCACTTCAATCAGGATTTGAATCCGGTCTACTGGATTGGGCTTTCAGGGTTTGTGATAACTGGCTTTTGGGCCGCTTATAAAATGGACAAAGATGGACGAACTTCAAAAGATAATAAAGAGCATCTGCGATGATTTTGCAGACATCAACGCCATTCTGGCTGCACGCTCGCGGGAACTGGACAGACGGGAGCAGTTCGACAATGAAATAGAAACGGAAATCGATAACTTAAAACGGAATAGACATGAAAACAGTTGAAGAATTGAAGGCTATGACGCAGGATGAACTTGTGGCATACGCAGAAAAGCTACAAGGCGAATTGGAAGAATACAAAAAATCAACGTTGTATTTTTCAGAGGAAAAGAAAAAGATTGAATCAAAGTTCGAGAACTTCAAGAACATGGTCAAATCGTTGGTCATTTTAGTTGATTAGTGTTGGTTATAAAAGTGGATGCCGAGCTGTGAAGTTCGGCATTTGGTATCGTGGCGGAATTGGTAGACGCTATGCTCAATGATTGGACTGTCAATCCATAGATGCAAAGAACTGACAACTCATGCAGGTTCGAATCCTGCCGATACCACAAACCTTTGAAAGAAATCCGTTAAATCTGAGAGTAGGGCGAAGATAGCGCAGGTTTTATCCGCACGGCATCGGTTAGCCGTTGACTCTATCTGAAAGGTAACGCGAAATCGGACAGGATTGGAATGTATGATGTGCCCCGGAGAATATGCTTCGGGGCTTTTGTTTTGATACAACTAAAAGAAAAAGATATGGTAAAAGTAACAGAAAACTGGGCATCGACCTTGCGAGGCATGAATGTCGGTGAGATTGTGATATTCCCCATTTCCTCTATCTCTTCAGTGAACACGACCATTTCCAGATTGCGTCTGGAGATGTGCATGGAAGGGGCCGACTGGAAGCGGGTGGGAGAGATAGACCGGAAAAAAGGTGAATTCAAGGTAAAACGTGTGTCATGAATGCTTTATCTGAGCGTGAGCACCTGGTTGCAGAGCAGTATTGCAAGGGGCTTGCGGATAAGGAGGTGGCCGACAGTCTTGGCCGCTCCACATGGACAATCAAGGCACAGAAGCGCGACATATACCGGAAGCTGGGTATCAGCAAGGATACGGAGCTGGTTCTGTATATGTTATGCGAAAAGCTAAAAATCAACTTCGACCTGAAGGAGATTCGCAAACATGGGCTGGAAATATTCTTCTCATTCCTCTTTTTGCTTATGGCGGTTACAGACTACCATGTGGACATGAGAAGATGCCGGATGCAGACAAGAGCAAGAGTAACCAGAGTAACAAGGAGGAGAGCAGATGGAGATTGACGCATGGCAGTTGAAGGTGATAATCCGTGAGACCGCGAAGGAAGCGGTGGAGGAATACATCAGACGCAGCAACCCGACTTCTGACGAGATAACCTATTCCAAGGCGTGCCGCAGGTACGGTGAGGGATGGCTGAACCATCAGATAGCCATCGGGGCCGCAAAATGGATACGGAAGGGAGTATATCAGAATTCCCCGAAGATATTTTCCATAAAGCAGTTGGACGATTTGAAGTATGGCCCTTCAAGTCAGCTTAGAGCTGCAATGGGATGAAAGCACGTCCGGAGAGGTCTGGCCGCCTTTCAGGACAAAAGATATATCAGTTTATTAACCACTTAAATTTTTTAATTATGGGACTTATTAAGAAACCAAATGAATTGCAGGTAAAGAAAACCTTGTCAGCACTTATTTACGGACAGCCAGGTATGGGAAAGACCACGCTGGCCTTGTCGGCACCGCATCCGCTTCTTCTGGACTTTGACGGTGGCGTACACCGTGTGAACGCTGCCCACCGTGTGGATACGGTACAGATAACGAAATGGGAAGAAGTGGATGAAGTGATGCAGTCGCCTGAGATTGCCGACTATGCTACGTTCGTAATTGATACAGCCGGAAAGATGCTTTCCTTCATGGACAAGTATATCATGCAGAACAATCCGAAAATGCGCAAGGCGGATGGTACTCTTTCCCTTCAGGGCTATGGAGTACGAAAGAACATGTTCATCAACTTTGTAAATCAGGTATCCCTTATGGGCAAATCGGTGATATTCGTTGCGCATGAACGTGAGGAAAAGAACGGTGAGGAAAAGCAGATACGTCCGGAAATCGGTGGTTCATCTGCCGGTGACCTGATTAAGGAGCTGGATTTGGTCGGTTACATGGAAGCTATCGGAAAGAAGCGTACCATTTCCTTCAATCCTTGCGAGAAGTTCTACGGAAAGAACACCTGCAATCTTCCTGAACGCATGGAGATTCCAATCATTATCAATGACAAGGGTGATGTGACCGGAGAGAACAATTTCATGACGAATATCATCAATACCTATTCGAAATATCAGGAAAAACAGACAGAGCTTTCTTCCGAATACGAAGACCTGATGGAAGTAATCAAGGCGCAGGTGGAACTTGTGAATGACGTGGAGACGGCCAACAGCGTGGCAAAATCCCTTGCAGGTATGCAGCACATTTTTGACAGCAAGCTGCAGGCTGGACAGCTTCTTAACAAACGATGCAAGGAACTGGGTTTGAAGTTTGACAAAACCAAGAAGGAATATGCAGCAGCCTAAGTACAGAATGTATCCGTCACTCTTGGATAAGTTCGAAGCTTATCTGAGGGCGGATGAAGAGGTGGAGAGCTTCTTCAACATAGACAATGAGACCGGAGAGTACAAGCGCTCTCCGGAAGAGATTGAAGCGGAACTGAAGCAGTCATTGATTGACGCGATCAACCGCGTACCGTTTTCCAGCGAAGCGGCCGACAAAGGGACGGCCTTCAATGCGCTTGTGGATATGGCGGTTCATAATGAGCCACATGTGCCGACAGAGCGTGCCCCGTATTCCATTATAGGAGACAAGGAAACGAATACCGTTCAGGTGACTTTCCCGGCTACAGAGCTGGCTCCCATGAGGAACTTCTTATTCGACCGTGCCTGGGTCATTGAACAGGCAAAGTATTTCGATGGGGCTGTCAGTCAGCTGTATGTGTCTGCAACCCTTCCGACCCGATATGGTGATGTGGAGCTTTACGGATTCATCGATGAATTGAAACGGGATGTGGTATATGACATCAAGACGACAAGCTCGTACAGCTTTGGAAAGTACGAGCACGGATGGCAGCGTCATGTATATCCTTACTGCCTGATAGCTTCAGGGGAGATGGAGAGCGTGAGCGCATTTGAATATACGGCCTTTGCTTTGAAAGGCGGTACCAGCCGCACTCCGCTCATTTCTGGGACACGTTATCCGGAATACTATACCTACAATCACGAGCAGAGCGTAAAGTTGCTCACAGCGCATGTGGAACGCTTCATCGAGTTTCTGGAAGCTAACAAGGAATTAATCACTGATAAAAAGATTTTTGGACAATGAGTCAGACAGCTATTCTGGTGAAGGAAAAGGGAGTGGTGAGGATTGACAAGCCTTTCGACTTCATGTGCAGCCAGCTTCGGAACGGAAGATACAAGGTCACCATCGAGCGGTACACGGAGCCACGGACCATCAGTCAGAACGCGCTGATGTGGCTTTGGTTTACGTGCATCGAGAATGAGACCGGAACGGACAAGCAGGACGTGCATGACTACTACTGCAGTCTTTTCCTCCGCCGGACGGCTGTAATCAACGGAAAGGAAACGGTTGTCGCCGGGAGTACGTCCCGGCTGAACACCTTGCAGATGATGGACTTTCTAAACAAGGTGAAAGCCGATGCGGCAACGGAGCTGGGAATATCGCTTCCGCTTCCGGATGACTTGTACTATCAGGAGTTTATCAACGAATATAAATACAGGAGATAATGATATGGAAATAACAAAAGCAAAAGTGACGAAGGACAATACCCTCGTTGCGACCTATACGGATGAAACAGGTACGGTGACGATAGAGGGAAAGAACCTTGTGACCAATGACCTGATAAACGCTTTCAAGGCGCTGGTTCCCCACATGGCTTTCCTCTGTGAACAGAAGGAGGCGGACGGCAAGAAGTTCCTGGAAGATATGCCGGATAATATAGACAGCATCCTTGAGGTGACCGGATATACGGTAGGAGGTGACGGAGACAGCAGGGGAGTGACACTGACCGGAAAGCGGTTCCTGAAAAGCAACAAGGTGCTGAACCTGAACGCACCGTTCACTAAGTTTACCGACGAGAACGAGGATTATGCGTTTCAGTTTGAGCTGGAACAGGCTATAGAGTCGTGCAGCTATGAAGTGAACGAGTATATCTTCAACAAGAAATGGAAGGTGGTACAGCAGGAACTTCCGTTTGAGGAACAGGCAGCAGCCGATGTCCAGGCGGATGCGGTTCCGGAAGCGGAGACAGCAGCTCCGGCCAGTCCGGACATTGAAGCCTTCCAGAAGATTATGGACAACTCGAAAGTGACGATAGAGGTAAACGGTAAGAAAATCAAACCCAGAAGCTCCGGCCGCCACAAGACTACCCAGTTAGCGTCATAATACTATGTTGTACCCATTTTGTGTAACGCAAACCCCGAATTGCTACAAGATAGCATTTCCCTATCATCCCACACTGAAAGAACTGGTACACCGTATCCCGAGCGTGGCCAGGAATCCGAAAGCCGCCTACATACCAGACGAACGTGCATGGAGGGTTTCTTTGGAAGACAAGTGGTATGTGGATAAGATGGGAGAGTGGGCCGTATCAGCAAGGATATGCAGCCGTGTGCAGCGGTCGGTATCGGCAAGGGCGGTAACGGACTATACCATTCCAGACCTCCCGAAGCTGACCGTTCCCCACGGGCTTCTGCTTGAGCCTTACGAATACCAGAAGGAAGGCATCGCCTACGCCCTGCAGCATAAGCGGTGTATCTTCGGAGACCAGCCGGGGCTGGGAAAGACATTGCAGGCAATAGGCACGGTTACGATAGCAAAGGCGTATCCGTGTCTTGTCGTTTGCCCGGCAGCCCTGAAGATAAACTGGCAGCGTGAGTTCAAGAAGTTTGCCGGGAAGCAGGCGATTATCCTCGATGACCGTAACAAGTCGAGCTGGCAACGCTTCTACGAACAGAAGAAGGCCGACGGGACAGCCCTCTGCGACATCTTCATAACGAACTACGAGAGCCTGAAAAAGTTCTTCGTGCAGGGAATAAGGGATGACGCACGGTTTACCATGCGCTCCATCACGTTCGACCCGCGTATCTCGCTTTTCAAGTCGGTGGTGATAGACGAGAGCCACAAGTGCAAGTCCAGCAAGACGCAGCAGAGCAAGTTCCTGGAAGGAATATGCAAGGGTAAGGAATACGTGCTGGAGCTTACGGGGACTCCGGTAGTGAACAACAATACCGACCTTATCCAGCAGTTGAAGATTATGGGTCGTCTGGAAGATTTCGGAGGGTACAAGAACTTCATCGAGAAATTCTGTGCCGGGCCGAAGCAAAGTTCCAATGTGAAGGAATTGAACTGGAGACTTTCGACTACCTGCTTTTTCCGCCGGGAGAAGGCCAAAGTGCTCACGCAGCTTCCGGACAAGTCACGGCAGTACATCGAAGTGGACATCACCAACCGTAAGGAGTACGACAAGGCGGAATCCGATTTGATTCAGTATCTGCGAACCTACAAGAATGCGGATGATGAAAAGATACAGAAGGCTCTTAGAGGTGAGGTGATGGTGAAGATGGGAATCCTGAAATCCATATCCGCAAGGGGAAAGATTAAGGTGTTCTCCGAGTTCATCCATGACGTGATAGACGGAGGGGAGAAGCTGATAGTCTTTGCCTATCTCAAGGAGGTTGTGATGGAGCTGAAGAACAATTTCCCTGGTGCGGTTACCGTGACGGGTGATGACAATGCAACCCAGAAGCAGAATGCGGTAGACCGTTTCCAGAATGACCCGGAATGCAAGTTGATAATTCTGAACTACAAGTCGGGAGGTACCGGCCTGACGCTTACCGCTGCCAGCCGTGTGGCATTTATCGAGTTCCCCTGGACGTTCTCAGACTGTGAGCAGGCAGAAGACCGGGCCCACCGAAACGGACAGAAAAACAACGTGAATTGCTACTACTATTTGGGAAAAGATACGATAGACCGCTATATGTATGACGTGATCCAAACCAAAAAGAACATCGCCAACGGTGTGACAGGAACGGACGATGTGGTCAAGGAGAGCGTGGTGGATATGGCCATGAACTTATTCAGTCAAAAGTTATGAAAACTATACTGCAATCATTGAAAGAAAAGGTGGAGGGTGGAAAGATGACCCTCAGAGAAGCCGCTATCAGGTTACATGAGTCCGGATGGACAAACTTTATAGACGAAGAAACTACAAGACGATTGCTTAAACTGTAATGATATGAGAAAGCAGACTGTACCTCTATCAGAAAGCCAGATTCAGCATGATTGCCTGACATGGTTCAGGCTTCAGTATCCGAATCTGGCTTTGCTTCTCTTTGCGGTCCCGAACGGTGGCCGAAGGGATGCAAAGACTGGAGCGAGGATGAAGTACGAGGGAGTGCTGAAGGGAGTGTCGGACCTTATACTTCTTATTCCAAAAAAGGGATACGCTTCCCTCTGTATAGAAATGAAAACGCCGAAAGGTGTACAGAGTGAGGAACAGAGAAAATGGCAGAGAGAAGCCGAAAGGTACCGGAATCGGTATGTGGTCTGCCGTTCCCTTCCTGAATTTATGAAAGCAGTAAACGAATATCTGTTATGACCTACATAGAACTAATCAATAACTTCTGGTTCCTCGATGAAGACTGGCAATTTACCTGCTGTGAAACGAGGCTTTATTTTTACTTGTTGAAAACAGCGAATCGTTTAGGCTGGGTGGATAGCTGGACACGTAGTGACACTAAGGTGGCGTCTGACGTGGGAGTGTCGGTCAATTCGATGAAGACCGCAAGAAACAGATTGGTTCAGGCTGGTTTGATAGCATTCAAAGCTGGTGGAAACGGGCAGCGGGATAAGACGAAATATCAGGTTATATGTGAATTTAGGTGTCAAAATTTGATACCTAAAGTACCACCTAATCTTGAACCTAATCCTATACCTAACCTTGAACCTAAAGTACAACCATATAATAAGACTAAGAATAAGACTAAGAATAATAACTCTGGCGAGTTATTTCCGCCCGAGAAAGAAAAGCCGAAGAAAGGAAAGTCTGAAAAGCCTGAATTTACACCTCCGACATTGGAACAGGTAAAAGCCTACTTCGAGGGAAAACTGCCAGACTGGGATAGACAGGCGGAGATATTCTTCTATCACTTCGACAGCCTGAACTGGAAAAACACGAACGGTGCCCGGATTGAACGCTGGGACAGCCGGGCAAATCTTTGGATAATCGAAAAACAACTTCAAAATGGAAACAAACCTACAACGAACAATGACGGCAGTGCTGCATCCTTCCCAGCTTGTGGAGGGGGAGGTACGTCCGGTAACGGTGGAGCTGACGCCACTTCAACAGAACTTGAAGACTGGATTGACAGTCTCCCAATTGGTAGATAGCTGGTCCGGAACCACTGCGCAACTGAACTGTAACCTGAGTATAGACGACGTTATCCGTCATGAAGGAATACCCACACTGGCTGATGTGAACCGTGTGTACGGGAATACGGCTTCCGTGCGCATTATCACCCGACACCTGCAGTCGGTGCTGAGCTATGCCGGGGTGGAATTGACGCCCGCCCAACTGGCCGAGACATCGCTGGCCATTCTATCCAGCTATTATTTCCTGAACCTGGCCGAGCTGTGTATCTTCTTCACGCAGCTAAAGAACGGGAGCCGCGGGCAGTTTGTCTGGGGAAGTAAGGTAAACAACCAGGCGATAATGGTCGCTCTTCATGACTTCTGCCTTGATCGGGGTGATGCTTACCGCAAGCTGGAACAGGAAAAGATACGGATTGCGGCCGACAGAAGCTACAGCCGGATTTCGGATGCGGCTGCCGCGATGGTGAAAGGTGTGGATTCCATCCGAAAGCTGAAAGAAAAGGCGAAAACTGATTTTGCGGCTTTCAGAACGCTTTTCCCATTGCTTCCAGACAACTACAAACCTGAAGACCTGTTCAACGCATACGGGGGAAAAGAGGCTGCAATCAAGGCCATATATGGAGAAAACACACCACCGCCTGACACGGCGAGTGAAGCTATATACAGATTCCTCTGTGATTACAACGTGAGGATGAACCGCAAATGAATTAACCAAAAACCACATCAATATGACAAGTTTTGAAACAACAATCCAGGCGTATCTGGAGAATCGTGCAAAGACTGATTCTCTCTTTGCCGAAACCTACAGGAAAGCGAACAAGAGTATCGAGGAATGTATCAAGTATATCTACTCGAAAGCCAGAAAGCTGGCAAAGGGAGGAAACGCAGTCGGTGTCGATGAAGCAACCGTATACGGATGGGCAGTCCATTATTACGACGAGGATGACATCAAGGTGGACAAGGTGCAGGAACGTGTGGAAGTAGTGGCTCCGGCTTCTGAACCTGCGAAAGCAGAGCAACCAAAACCACAATTAAAGCCGCAGCCGAAACGCAAGAGAGGTGATGATAACAGTCTGCAACTTTCATTATTCGGAGAACTATGAAACCAAGGACAAAACATGAAAGGCTGGTGGCTGAATTGAGCAGTAAGCTGCCAGAAATAACAGAAGCCCAGATAAGATGGGGAAAGAAGCATTGTTTTCCGCATAATGCTTACCGCTGTAAGGATGAAATGTGGTGCAGCGAATGTGGAAAGATGTGGGTTGATGTAACTGGCCAGAAGGAAGGGTACATCAAGTGTCCTTACTGCGGTGAAAGGTTGGAAGTTAAAGTAAGCCGTAAGACCAAGGATAATGCAGTAAGCTATCTGACAGTCGTTACTACATCAGGAGATTTTCAGGTGCTCCGTCACTTTTACACAGCCAGGTATGCAAGGAAAGAACGTGACACACATTATTTCATCGATGAGGTATGTCAACAGTGGATAACTTCTGACAACAAAGAGATTGTTATCGCCAAAGCTATGAATATGGGGTGTAGAGGTTGGATTCATACTACAGACATGAGTCTCAAGCAGAGCGGAAATATATACTATCCACATTCATACGACATAGACGGCTATGTGTATCCGAAAGTAAATGTGCTGCCGATTCTTCGCAGAAATGGCCTTCGCACTTCGTTTCATGGTGTTACTCCAGCGGTGTTGATACGTGGCTTGTTAGGTGAAAATAAATATGCGGAAATGCTTATTAAGACACGTCAGTATGCTATGTTGGAGTTCTACATGTGTAGGGGTGGACTTTCTCATCCGTGGGTAGTGAATATCTGCAACCGTAACGGATATATCATCAAGGATGGTTCCATGTATGATGATTATCTTCGTTTGCTTGATTATTTTCACCTCGATACCCATAACGCTCATTATGTATGCCCGAAGAACCTGAAAAAAGAGCATGACAAGCTGGTTGAGAAAAAGAGGAAGATAGAAGCGAAAATTCGGGCTGAACAGGAACGAAAGGAAAGGATTGAACGCATGTTCAGAATGAAACAGGATATTCTGTCATTCATCAAAAGAATCCAGCCGTTTCTGGGAATGGAAATCAAGGATGAAGGTATCGTTATCCGTCCGTTGGAAAGTGTTACCCAGTTCTACCAGGAAGGAAAGGCAATGCACCATTGTGTATATCAAAATGAATATTACAAGCATAAGGATTGCCTTATTCTCACAGCACAGAAGAATGGTAAACGCTTGGAAACAGTAGAAGTAAACTTGAAAACTTTCAAGATAATCCAAAGCCGTGCGGTTTGCAACGGGACCAGTGATTACCATGATAAGATTATCGAATTGGTAAACCGTAACATGGGATTAATCAGGAGGGCTGCATCATGAAGGTTTGTATCGAGTGTGGCCGGAACCTCCCGGAAAGAAAGTTCCGTGCCTATGAAACGAAATCCGGTACCCATTACACCAGCAGGTGCCGGTTATGTGAGAGCAGGCACACGTCTGAAAGAAGAAAGCAGGACAGACTTCATGGACGGCTGGCCAGATATACCAACGAGCAGCTGGTGGCCGAACTCCGGAAGCGTGGAGCCTACATAATGTATGGGAAAGACTTTGATTGTGTAACAACGATATGACGATGGGAAAGCTAAAAGTTTATTATGGATGGGCTAGAATTGGAGGCGTAAGGAAAAAGCGTGCTTTGTCGGTCATGTTTGAAAACGAAATGCTTGGATGCAGGAGTGAGAGAGGACAAAGGTGCCTGAGAACAATTCAAGACACTGTATTTGAGCGCTACCAGACTAATGAAGAAGAAAAGGAAGGTAAACAGCAAAACCGGATATTCACTGAATACAGCCTATTCCTTGACGAAAATCCAATAAACGGAAGCCTTAACAAGATACTCCAAATGAACAGTGATGCCGATAAGAAACATGTATCTAAAGAAATGCGTGATAAGATTGCTGAAGCCTTACGGAAAGCTTTTATGCAGACGAATCGCAAATACAGAGAACCAGGTTGGCAACAACTTGAATTAAACTTTGAATGATATGGGAAAGCAGGAAAGTTTGAGTGATTATTATCAGTTCGCAAAGGATTTGGCCAAAGCTGAAAAGGAGCTGAAAATCGAGAATTGGGTGCAAATCAGCATCTGCTATGGTTACGGTCATCAATCTGTCACCCTATATACATACGACCTTCCGCGTGAAGTGTACGAAAGAAGGATGTGGGTAATCAGATGGAGGGTAGCCAGATTGCAATGCCAGTATCCGAGGAATGATGTATATCCTTCTTTTTACTACTACGACAATCGTTCAGGAGAATCGCTTGAAGTGAGTTCATGCCTCTCTAAACTGATTTCTGCAAAAGCCCAGATAACAAAAGCAGAACGCAGGATGAATGAGTATATCGAGCACAACCGTCAGAACAACATATTCTTTAATGAGGACACGGACGAGGAACTGGTTAAGTTCCGGGAGAAGTTTGAGCGCAAGAAAAACGAGTGCTCAGAATGCGAAAAGAGGCTTAAACAGCTTGTAGAAAAAAGGAGAAACAATCAATGAAAACGAAATTGTATTACCTGTTCCTGGCAGTCATGTGGTGGCTGTTGGGATAGGCGGAAAGGAGAAAAGATTTATGAAAAAAGAAGATATTGAAAAAGCAGCTGGAGATTACTCCGGAAGCATATTGGGATTCACTGACAATAAATCTGTGATGGAAAAACACAAGGCTTTTGCCGATGGCGCCCAATGGAGAATAAATTCAGTATGGCATGATGCTAATGAAAAGTCTAAAATAGGAGAATTGATAATAGTTGAAGTCTATGGTAAAATTTGGGACTATGGCAAATATGACATTTGCGATACAATCCACCCAAAGGCACGATGGGCTTATATGGAAGACTTACTACCTAATACGGAGGAATGATTATGACAAGAAAAGAAGAGCTACTGAAAGAAGCAGTACAAAAGGAATACCTGTGTAACGGGAAATACGCCTGCAGTGAGCGTGCTTATTGCCGTTTCTGTGAAGGGACGAACACTGCACACGAGTGTGACTATGAATGTTATGCGGATGAATTTGCGATAGGATTTGACGCTGGTTGGGATGCCTGTTTGAAGTACCTTGGGGAGATTCCATGGGATGAAGCCATGAATGAGATTTGTAACCGATAAAAGTAAAAGGAGGAGAAATAAATATGATGCCAAAAGAGTTACCCAATGTAATGAATGACAAGGGTTATCAGAAGGATGCCCGTGATTTCGCAAAGAAAATTATGGAGTGTAAAGGTATACTTGGTCCATGTAAGGATATGAACCATTTCCAGGAATGGATGGAAGAAGCTTTATCAAAGGCTTATCTGTATGGGGCGCAAAGTGCTGTGAGGGTAGGTTATCTTCTTGCTGATAAGGATTGGGATGAAACATACAAAGGATTAAAAAAAGAGATTGCAGAATTAAAACAGCAAATTGAGGAGGATTAAGTTATGATAAGAAAAGTAGATATGTACCAATGTGTATGTGATGGATGCGGAAAGGCATATGTGGATGAAGATAGAGGATTTTGTGCATGGGCTGATGAAAGCTATGCAGCAGATGCCGCTTATGAAGATGGATGGACCGAAATAGACGGAAAAGACTATTGTCCAGACTGTTATGATTATGATGAAGAAACTGATGAATATAAACAAAAATCAGATGATAAGCAATGAATGAAGAAAATGTAATAATAGAACTTGATACTGTTCTTGAATACAGGGACGGTCAAGTGTACATAAAGAAGATGGTTACAAGTGAAATGCCGGTTACACTAACATTGCTATCATCGAAGCATTGAATAAAACGATTGTTGAGTATTACAAAAAATGATAATTATGAAAAAGGTTGAGACAAAAATTTCCACTACAGTTGAAGTGACTGTAGGTGGAAAATCTGTAAACGAAGTATTAAACAATATATCTTCAATATGTCATAAATCTATCGAATATTCCTCTTCAAAAAATGAAGGGTGCGAGACACTCTATGAGGACCAAGAATATGAAGATTACAGAATTGACATGGAGGACAGGGTGTCTGTTCTTGAAGGAGCACTCTGTCGTATTTTAGATTTGCTGGAGGATTAAAAAGAAAGCAGGTCTGATTACCAGCCTGCTTTTATATATGAATTTTACGAATATTCAATGGAGGGATTCGAACCCTCACCTTCTCTGTGGAGATGTTCTACCACTTAAACTACAAAGCAATGCTTCTCCGATGAATCCACAGCTTCAAACAAGAGAAGAAATGGCAATAGCCATCCTAATACAAGACTTTGATAGCCTTTATTGCGTATTAGTATGACAAATGTAATATGAATTTTGAAAATAAACAAGTTTATGAAAGCAATATCCATCAAACAGCCGTGGGCGAGCTTAATTGCTCACGGTATCAAAGACATTGAGAACCGAACATGGAAGTGCCCTCAGAAGTACATCGGCCAAAGAGTGCTGATACATTCATCAAAGAATACAGTTAAGGATGGGTGGAAAGCATTAACGAGAGAGCAGCTTAAAATAGTAATTCCATACAAAAATAAACTTTATAAAGGCAATGAGGAACTTCCTCATGGCGCTATTATCGGAAGCATAGTAATAGCCGACTGCGTACAGAACCATCCGTCAGTCTGGGCTGAGAAAGGTTGCTGGAACTGGGTACTGAAGGATGCTGTCTTATTCGACAAACCTATTGAAGGGGTGAAAGGAAAACTTAGTTTTTGGGAGTATGAGTTATGAGTATGAAACACAAAAGACATCAAACGGGAAGGCTATTCAGCCGTGACATGGAGATGCTGATAAAAGACAGCCGAAGGAACTTTGAAAGGGCAGAAAGACTATTGGGTGATTTGAAACTGAAAAACCATATTATAGACGAGCTTGAAAAGGAGAACGAGGAACTTAAAAAAGAAGTAAACAAGCTTAAGGATGATGCGACATTTTATCACACTCAATGGGGAAAAGAGATAGACCTTTGTAAGGATTTGAAGAGAGAACTTGAATACGCAAAGAAGCGAAAATGGTGGATGATATGGAGTTTATAACTTACTGACAGCCCTTGTCAGTGCTTTGTGAATACCCAGTAACTGCTTTGTGGCGGTTATCGGGTAAATTTGTTTCTGTAACGCAAATACCGAGATATATGGAAGTGATTTACAGAAGTACAGAAACATTGAAGAAGCTGGAGAGCAACCCGAGAACCATATCAGAAGGGCAGCTCCAGAAATTGAAGGAATCCATACAGAAAAATCCGGACTATTTTGAAGCACGTCCGATCATTCTGTCAGACCGAACGGGACATCTTGTCATTATTGCAGGGAACCAACGCTATGATGCGTGCGTGCAGCTTGGAATCAAGGAGGTGCCTACGGTGCTTATCCCGAACCTGACAGAATATCGTGAGCGCGAAATCATCATCCGTGACAATGTGAGCAACGGGGAATGGGATATGTCCCGTCTGTTCGAATGGGACTGCCGAAAACTCATTGAATGGGGCCTTGACGGCATCAGCTTTCCTGATTTGGATGATTTCCCAGGAGGGATGGAAGATACTCACAACGTGCTTCGGAATGAAAACTACGAAGCGGGAGCGCATATCAAGTACCTCGCATTTGAAGGGTACAAGATACCAATAACAGATGTGGAGCTTGAAGGGCTGAAGCAGCGTGCGGCCGAGTATCTTGACGAGAACGGGGTAATGATTGGTTTCGTAAATAATCTGCTGGGCTTATGATGGAATACATTGACATAGAATCACTGAATCCGGCCGAGTACAACCCGAGGCTGCTTACTCCGGAAGCCCAGGAAAACCTGAAGAAGTCGATAACGGAACTTGGCATCATCAAGCCTATCATCATCCGCAGGTCGGACAAACGAATCATGGCAGGACACCAGCGCACAAAGACCATGAAGCTGCTGGGATACACTCATGTCCCGGCTTTCGTGCTGGATGGAGTGAACTCTACGGATGAGGTACGTTTCAACCAGCTTCACAACTATGCCGAGTGTGAGGTTTCGGAGATTCAGCCGGACATCCGTGTATCTGTTCCTGAAGGAACGGAAGGTTTCTTTATGGTACCAAACAAGGACGTAACCATCATTACAAAGGGAGGGAACAACTCACGTGTAGTGGACCTTACGAAAATGATTTTGCGCTACGGCCAGTTTGCGAATGCCGTGTGCGACCATGAAGGAAAGGTCATCATCTCCACCGTGTACGCCAAGGCGGTGAAGCTTATGGGAATGGACCTGCTTGTCTATGTGCTTCCGGAAGGAAAGGAGGAGCTGGCATTGAAGTATTTCTCGAAGGAATACGGCGTATTCGAATATTCCCATCTGGAGCGGAAGACTTATATACAGTCTTTTGCCCAGAAGGCACGTCTCAGGGAGAAAAACGGTGTCCCGAGCAGCAGGAGCCATTCCACGCTGTACGAGCGTCTGGTACTGCCGTTCATCACGAAGGATATGCGTGTGCTTGACTTCGGGGCCGGACAGAAGGACTATGCCACCAGACTGAAGAAAGAGGGATACCGCATTGATGCGATTGAGTTCTTTCACCGGAAGGACGGGGTTGACGTGATAGACGAGAAGGAGATACGTCAGGACTGTGCGGACGTGTGCAGGACATTGTCGGAGTATGGCCTGTATGATGTGGTGGTATGTGACAGCGTCCTGAACTCCGTAAACTCCCTTGACGATGAAAGGAATGTCCTTCTTTCCATCTCTGCACTATGTAAGCCGGGAGGCATGGTTTTCTGGTCGGGAATTCCTTTGCTCTTCGCACAGAAGGCTTCCGAGAGAAAGGAGACTCACGACTACCGCTCGAAAGCACTGTTCCTGGATGCCAACAACTTCACGGCCAATTTCCGTTTCGGCGAATGGTATTTTCAGCATTATCATTCTACGGCTGACGTATGCCGTCTTACGGAAGAGTTCATCGGTTCTGATTTCAGGATATACGAGAAAGGGTTAGAGGTGGAAAAGTCCAGAGAACTGCGCGGATCATCCTTTCAGGTTTCCGTATTGAACGAAAGAAAGGCATCGCACAATGAATACATAGAAGCACTCAAATATGAATTTAGCCTTCCACTTCCCAACAACAGAAGATGGGATTTGGATAAGGAGGTATTACCCGTTTTTGAAAAATTGTGATTATGGCGGCACCAAAAGGAAACAAGTTCTGGATGTTAAGAAGCAAGCATGGCAGGGACAAGCTCTTTGCCACGCCTGAACTTCTGTGGGAGGCGGCGTGCGAGTATTTCCAGTGGTGCGATGAGAACCCGTGGACAACCAGGAAGGCCATACAGAAGACCGTGCCCGTAAGAGTAGGAAGGGGAAAGAATGTGAGAACCGAGGAACAACACCATACACAGCAGGAAGCTTCTCCGACAACACGGCCGTATTCTCTCATGGGAATGTGCGTGTATCTTGGGGCCTCGACAAGGTGGTGGAGCAACTTCCGGGAGGATTGTATAAATAAAGGGGACGAAGATTTTCTTCAAGTCATCGCGCGCGTGGAGGAAACAATCAAGACCCAGCAGTTCGAGGGGGCGTGTGTCGGGGCGTTCAATGCGAATATCATTGCCCGTACGCTTGGGCTGGCCGACAAGCAGGAGGTGGACCATACGACGCAAGGTAAACCGTTCAAGGGATTCGACTTCCTTCCCTATACTCCTGAGGCGGATAAGCTGAAATGATATGGAACGGAAGGTCAATATAAAGCAGAGGTTGGCATACAACTACCTTCGGGATGACAAGACGAAGTTCCTGTTGTATGGCGGTGCCGGAGGCGGTGGAAAGTCCTGGCTTGGATGCGAGTGGCTTATGCAGTGCGCCTACTATCTTCCCGGCACACGCTGGTTTGTCGGACGAAACAACCTGAAGGACAGCCGGGAGTCCGTGACCGTTACTTTCAACAAGGTGGCGAAGTTGCACGGATTCACGGCATACAAGACGAACAATGAAGGGATAGCCTTCGACAACGGCAGTGAGATAGTCTACATTGACCTGACCTATTATCCGGTAAAAGACCCGATGTATGAGCGCTTGGGTTCAAAGGAATACACCGGAGGATGGATAGAGGAAGCCGGGGAGGTGCATTACCTCGCCTTTGACGTGCTGAAGACACGTATTGGCCGGCACATGAACGATGTGTATGGAATCCCAGGAAAGATACTTATCACCTGCAACCCGAAGAAGAACTGGCTGTATCGTGACTTCTACAAGCCGTGGAAAGAAGGTAAGCTCAAGGAACCGTATTCCTTCATCCAGGCGCTGGTGCAGGATAACCCATGGGCCACAGAGGACTATATCGAGAGTCTCCGGAGCACGAAGGACAGGGTGACGAAAGAGCGTCTGTACTTTGGTAACTGGGAGTATGACAACGACCCGGCAGCGCTATGTGATTATGATGCCATCTGTGACCTGTTCACCAACGAGTTTGTCAAACCTATGGGAGATTCTTCCGGCTCCGCTGACCTTGCCATGAAGGGGCGTGACCGATTTGTCGCCGGGCATTGGAAAGGGAATGTCTGCTACATCAAGCTGGATCAGGAGTACAGCACCGGGAAATCCATCGAGACAGACCTGAAGCGCATGATGATAGAATGTTCCATACCGCGCAGCCGGATGATAGCTGACTCTGACGGTCTGGGTAGTTATCTTGAAAGCTACCTGAACGGAATTAAGGAGTTCCACGGTGGCAGCCGCCCGATGAACATGGAGTTTGACAACCTGAAATCGGAATGTGGCTTCAAGCTGGCCGAGATGATAAACTCCCGTCTGATTCGTATCGTCTGTACGGAAGCACAGAGGGAACGTATAATCGAGGAGCTCGGTGTGTTGAAGCAGGACCATATCGACTCTGATACGAGAAAGAAGGGGATTATCAGCAAGGAGAAGATGAAGGAGATACTCGGGCATTCTCCGGATTATCTTGACATGCTGATTATGGCGATGTGCTTCAGGATAAAACCTGCAATAAAACGGTTGAAAGCAAAACTTGGAAATATATGACGGTAAAGGAATTGTTGGTAATTGGAAATCTTTCTCACGGTATCGAGGGAGAGCTGGAGAAGCTGCGGAAACCGTGGAAGGTGGGAAAGGTAAGGACACCCGATACGTTGAATGACATCAGTATGGGTGAGTTGATGCAGTTGCAGTCAATAAGTACGGAGACGGAAACCATAATGGTGCCGTGTCGCGTGCTGCTGGGAATGTCGGAACGTGAGGTGATGAGGGTGGATGCATCCGAGGTCATTGGGTTCTGCTTCTGGGTGGCCCGTGAGGTAAAGCGGATAAACAAGCTGTTCGCTTCCACGTCGGTGCCTCCTACACCTGAGGAGAAGCAGGCTGGGGCAGATGCGCTGAACTTCGGACCGTTCGGACAGCTCGACTACTATGCGCTGAGAATGGGGATAACGGACCATGAAGCGGTAGAGTATGTTCCGTGGGTGCGGGTGTACAAGTGTCTTGACATGGATTCCAGAAAGATGAAATATGAACGCAGGTTACGTAAAATCTTGGAGGGAAAGAAAAAATGACAGTCGAGGAAAAAGTAAGGAAGATAGTGGAACAGATGGGCGTTACCTATCTGTTCGAGAACTGGCAGGCTGCGAATGTCAGGCTTGACAAGATGCAGCTTCCTGCCGTGATGTATGTGCTACCGGCTTCCGGAAGCCTGAACGTGGGCCTGATGCAGCTGAAGGATTATCCGAACTGCATGATAGCTTTCATGGACAAGACAAAGCATGACTTTTCCGGTGAGGAGAATGATTCGGTTATTGAAGGATGCAAGTCTTTGGCCAAGGAGTTTATACTGAGAGTGAACAGAAGCGGAGTATTCGAGCCTGTGCAGGGGGATATCCAGTATTCGGTGTTCTATGACAAGCTGGATGTGAATGTGACTGGGATTGTCATTCAGGTTCCTTTGAAGGAAATAAAAGGACTTGTGATGTGTCCCACAAAAACGGTGAAGGAGATAGTGTATGGAACTTCTGCTGAGGGATAAGGTGATGGAACTGGTGGCCTCCGAGCTGGAAGCGTTGAAGCAACGCATCATTGAGAACCACCGGAATGCAGGGCAGGTGGCTTCCGGCAGGACGATAGCCAGCTTGAAGGTAGAGATAACAGAGAATGGAGGCGTTCTATGGGGCCGTAGCCCGTTCGGTACGCTGGAGACCGGACGAAAAGGAGGAAAAGTGCCGGCAGGATTCTGGAAGATAATCCGGCAATGGATGGATGACAAGGGTATCCAGGTAGAGAAGCCTGACTCGTTCGCTTACCTTGTGGCCCGAAAGATTGCGAAAGAAGGTACGCAGCTTTTCCGTAATGGCGGACGTAGTGATATTTATTCTCCCGAAGTGAAGGATACGGTGGAGAGGGTATCGGATGGCATCGGTATTCTGTTCGGGAGTGAAGTGGAACATATAAATCTAAATTTCAATGAGGACGGGAGTATTTGAAACGAATAAGAGCATCACGTATCCTGATGATGTATCTTTCTGCTTTAACCCGATGCTGGTTAGGGTTCAGACAAACAATGCTGTCACATGTATCATATCGGATGGAGGACTGTCGTTTACTGACAAGAGAACTCCGTATGATGGAAGTGTGGAGATGGATGTATCCATGTATGCCCAAGTGTTCTTTAGCCCGGGTGGCATGGATTTGATACTTTCTAAGGAGATAACTGTACAGGTTCAGACATCGGAAGATACGTTCTCCTTTACGACCACGGTGATATGGGGAGCCATGAATATAGGAGAAGTCTTCAATCAGTCACGTACGGTTACATGGTTCAAGAACTTCCCTTTTACGTTGTCCATGTACATAGCTTCCGGAGCAACCATGAGGAAAAGGTATGACCGGAACAAATACCAGGCTCTTAGTGCTGGCAGCGGTCTTGTGCATCTGAATCCCTCTTCATTGTTCGGAAGCGCAACGAACTTTGGGGTTATACGTCTTGATGAAGAGATACCGGAAAGCACATTCGATTATACATTCGACAATACGTTCCGTCCGGTTGGTGATGGCGTAATCATTAACCGACTTGTCGTGGATGATTCGGAGTGCGGTGTATATCTTCGTTGGATTGACCGGCATGGGTTTTACCAGTACTGGCTGTTCCAGGAGGGGGAATCAGGCAGCGAAGCGGAAGCTGGTGACAAGCTGTATTACTCCTTCTCCGATGAGAAGTATGGTTATAACGGGGTTTTCAGATACAATGGGAAGTCCATGCAGATGACGAAAAAGGCGTGTGCTACCCTTGTGGACCAGAAAACCTTCAAGATGCTGCTCACCATTCTTTCGTCTCCATTGGTGGATATGTACATGGATGGTAACTGGGTTCCGGTCAATATTTCCACGAAGAGTGTTACTGGAACCATGCAGGCGTTGCAGGATTTTGAGATTGAGATAGAATTTCCAGAAACAATTTCACAGAGCTTATGAGGGATGAGTTATATATTGATGGTGCAAAGGTGGATATGGGTGAATCCGGTGTTTCTCTAGAATACCGTAGCAATATCCTGACAGATATTAGCAAGATTGTAAGTAATTTTAGCTATACAGTTAAGTTGCCGAAGACAAAGAATAATCTCCGGCTGATAGAATGTGCTCATATGCCTAGTGCGGTAAGTAGCTTTCCGTATCTTCCTCATGTAGGTACGTTGTTGCGTGACGGTGTACAGATTGTTGATGGTGCCAATGTAGTATTGATGTCTGTCAGTGATACGATAGAAATTGCTCTTTCATGGGGGAATGCAACTGGTTTTTCGAAGATTATTGAGTTTGAAGGAAACCTTGATGGTTTGGATTATGGAGTAGATGATTATATTTTTTGGAGATATGACATATCTCCGGACGAAGATGTACCTATAATTAACTATGGGTTCAGAACCACAGAGAAACACGTAACTTACCATCCGGTTGTTTCTGCTAAATGGATTTTGGATAAGATACAGAGCCAGTTTAATGTGAACCTCTTGTTTCCGTCTGATAAACTGGATATTCTTCAAAGTCTGAAAATTCCATTATTAAAAAAAGAAGATGCCCAGAAGCATGTGGATGCAAATCGTGTTACATTGACTTTGAGTGGGTTGAACAAAACGGATGGAGCTTTGCGATATTATCAATTGATGTTTTACGGTCTTGTACAATCGTATTATATTGAATATTATAATGATGGTTCATTCATATCTGCATTTAAGCCAAATTTTAAAAACTTGCAGCTAAACTATTCGATAGATTGTAGCTTGGTTTATGTTGGAAGTGCATATAAGAATGGAGGATATTTGGATATCGTAGATGCTGATACTGGAGAAATATTAGACCAGGTGAATGCGTATGAAGTTTTTGATAAAGGGAATGATAATTATGAGTGTCATTTCAAGAAGGATTTGTCGTTAGACCCGTATGATAAGACAATTTACATAAGTACGACAGTTTCTAAATCAGGTGATGATAGTGTCAGAATGGTTTCTGGGTTTATAACTCTTGAAGCAAAAGTGTCTGAGGTTGGAGCTGATATAGGAGAGTACAATAAGTATTTTACAATACCCAATTTACCTTCAATAAAATTGATAGACTTTATTAAGTCTATAGCTTACATGCTTGGGGTTTTTGCGGTTCCAGGTGAGAATAATGATATACATTTTGTGTCATTTGATTCAGTGATAGAAAATAAAAGTAATGCAGTAGATTGGTCTAGTCGTATTCTGCTTAACGATTATGGTGATGTGGCACGAAATATCAGTTATCAGTTGAATGATTTTACACAGAAGAACTGGTTCCGCTATAAGGAAGATGATGATGTTACTGGGAACTATGATTCGTTTATTGTTGTCGAGAATAGGGCACTAGTCTATGAAAGAGATGCTGTTTCGCTTCCTTTTTCTGCTTGTGATGCATTGGGAGATGTAGCAAGTATTCCTCTGTATTCGTATAATGATGATGGAGAGTTGGAATATGATAGCGGGGTGAATCCAAGAATAGTCTTATATGATTCTGAAACTCGTTCATGTGTTTTCTATCCGTTAAGATGGGAAGAATTGATACAGCAGCATTATGCATCGTATCAGGAGGTGGTCAGACAGCCTAAGGTTGTAAAAGAACAAGTTCTTTTGTCAGCTCCGGAATTAGCCGTACTTGATTTGCTAAAACCTGTTTACATTCGAAAATACGGCTCATATTTTGCGATTGTAAATGTAAAAACGAAGGAGAATAATATAAGCGAAGTTGAATTGTTAAAGATTTAGTGTTATGGCGGATAAAGTGGAAAAAGTCCTTGACATCAAGGTGAATTATAATGAAGCAATTAAGGCAATAGCCGAATATCAGACGAAGATTGATACGGCTAGGGATGCAGAAAAGAACCTGAAAAAGCAACTGAAGGATGGGGAAATATCCCGTCAGCAGTACAATGAAGAAATGGCTGCATCGAAAGCCTATATTGCAGACTGTAATGATTCGATACGGATTATTACTAAGACGATGCAGAACCAGATCAAGCAGGAAAAGGAGCAGGAAGGTAGTTTGAGGTCTCTGAGAGCTGAACTGTCTAATCTTACATCTGAGTATGATGCTATGTCGGAAGCTGAAAGGAAGGGTGCAAAAGGGGAGGAGCTGAAAAATAAGATAAATGAGGTTACAGATGCGTTGAAAGGGGCTGAGGAAGAAACGCAGCGTTATTATCGTAATGTTGGAAATTATAAGAATGCGATTATCGAGGCCGCAAATGCGAATATTCCCTTTGTCGAGCAGATTAATCAGATGGTGACTGCCCTCGGAGGACTGAAAGACTATTTTTCAGGAGTAAAGGGAGAAATGGTTGCCGTTTCGGCAGGAACTTCTGGACTTACAAAGGTTCTGAAACTGTTGAAGGTTGCCTTGGTATCTACTGGCATAGGTACACTGGTTGTTGCTCTTGGTTCGCTTGTGGCATGGTTCACGAAAACACAGAAAGGCGTTGAGACAGCTAACAAGATAATGGGAGCTTTGGGAGCGACTATCAATGTGATTATAGACCGTGCATCTAAATTAGGTAGTGCGCTGGTAAATTTGTTCACCGGGAACTTCAAGCAGGCTGGAGAGGACGCGAAAGCTGTATTCTCAGGTATAGGCAAGGAGATTGCAGACGAAACGAAGCAGGCTTGGAAGTTGGCGGAAGTTTTGAATGAGATTGACAAGAAAGAGGTCATGCTTTCCATGTCACGTGCGGCCAACCGTGCTGAGATAGAGAAACTGAAAAAGGCAGCAGATGACCAGACGCTTTCCACTCAGGAACGTATTAAAGCTGCTGAGAAAGCTGCGGAGATTGAAAAGAAAGACCTGAATGTGCAGACACAGCTTGCGGAAGCCAGATTGGCCAACACATTAGGTTTTACTAAGATGACAGGAGAGGTTCGGAAGCTCATGGAGCAGATTAAAGCTGGAGACGTCACAGCTGATGAAGTTATCGGTAAGCTGGGATTGTCTGAGAGTACGATAGAGGACTTGAAGAATTTCAGGGACCAGTTCAATGAGCTTCAGGAATTGATGGAAGACAGCTATGGCCGTCAGACCGAACAGCAGAATACTTTGAATTCCATACGTCAGGAAGGTGCTGACAAGGCGAAGGAAGCTAAACAGAAAGAACTGGAGGCGGTAAGAGCAGCTGAGGATGCGATGCTGGCTCTTGTGAAGGATAAGCGTGAGAAGGCACGTAAGGAAGTAGAACTTACTTATTCCCGTCAGATAGAAGACCTTAAAATCTCCTTGAAGCAGGAAGAAAATTTGACAGTAAAGGCCCGTCAGGCTATCAATGTCCAGATTAAGGCGTTGGAGCAGCAAAAATCTATGGAACTCCAGAAACTGTCTGACGAGGAACTGCAGAAGGAGATAGACAACCGTACCAAGCTTATCTCCTTGCAACTTGAATCCGTAAGGGAAGGAAGCGAGCAGGAGTATCAGTTGAAGATGCAGCAGTTGGATGCGCAGAGAACCGCTGAACTGGCCAACAAGGAACTGACCGAGCAGATGAAGCAGGCCATTGTGGACAAGTACAACAAACAGATGGATGACTTGGTGACGCAGCGTGAGCAGGAGATTTCGGAGAAGCAGCAGGAGGTTGTAAGGGTAAGGCTGGAGAACGAAATCATGCAGATGCAGCAGTCCGGAGTCAGTGAGCTGGAGATACTGCAGGAGCAGGCGGAGCAGAAACTGGAGTTCCTTAACAGCGTACAGCAGCAAGAAGGGGAGAGTGAGCAGGAGTTCCTCAACCGTAAGCTGCAAGCCAATCAGGAATATCTTGACGCAAAGCAGGCCATAGCAGATAAGGAGGTTGAGATAGAGCAAGTCAAATTTCAGGCAATAGAAACAATAACATCAGGTTTGTCATCTGCCTTTGAAACATTAGGGGAAAATAATAAGACTTTTGCCATATTATCGAAAACATTGGCTCTTGCTGAAATTGCAATCAATACGGGAAAGGCTTTGGCTGCAGGAATAGCACAGGCGCAATCCGTTCCATTTCCTGCAAATTTAGCTGCAATAGCAACTACGGTTGCAACCATACTTTCTAACATTGCAACAGCCACAAAAACGGTAAAAAGTGCTAAATTTGCAACAGGTGGTTTAGTCACCGGCCCAGGTACCGGAACCAGCGACAGCATACCTGCCCAGCTGAGTAACGGAGAGGCGGTGATGACGGCCAGAGCCACCTCGATGTTCGCCCCGCTGCTCTCGTCTTTCAACCAGATGGGAGGGGGCGTTCCTATCAACGTAACGCAGACAAGTAGTCAGGCTCTCGGAGAGGACATGCTGGCCAGAGCAGTCGCCAAGGGAGTACAGTCTATCCGTCCTGTCGTATCCGTTGAAGAGATAAACAATGTGAGTAACCGTGTAAAAGTATTGGAGAATCTTGGTAACGTATGAACGTATATGAATTTCTGAACACACATAAGGGAGTGATGGAGCAGTTGCAGTCACTCCCGGTACAGCCATCGGACGTCAGGTACCTTGAACTTTACAAGGAATACAACCGTCTGATGAAAGAAGGGCATAAAAAGACCTACGTATTGCAGTACCTTTCGGATGAATACAGCGTGGATGAGAGGACGATATACAGGGTTGTAAAGAAGTTTTCCACGGAAGTGGATATGTGATGAATGGAGGTGGGCAGCGGCTCACCTCTTTTTTGTAAAAATCGACTGACAAGGCGTGTCAGTGCTATTCCTTTCAAAAATTCTTATAGCCATACCGCGTTCACTACCTTTGTTTCAAACAATTACGAGATATGGCGAAATTATTTATCAACAAAGACATTGCTCCTGACTCGGACAAGGCGAAGTATTGGCTTTCCGGAGAAGATAGCATCTCCTTCACCGACATACAAAATTTCATGGACTGGATGGACCGGGACGATAACCGTATCGAGGTCGAGATTCATTCTTGCGGCGGTGACTGTGTGGAAGGGTATGCAATCTATGATGCCCTTCGTGCTTCCGGAAAGGAGATTTCCTGTAAGGTCGTTGGTACATGTGCAAGCATGGCCACGGTGATTCTGCTTGCGGCGCCGCTGGAAAGACGAACGGCATACGCACATTCGTCTCTCTGCATACATGACCCGTACGGTGATGGAGTTTTATTGAAGGGTAAGGGCACTCCTGAAAGGCTGGAATCCATTGCAGCAGACCTCAGGGCTGAGAAACAGAAGATGCTGGATTTGTACGTGGAACGTACCGGGCAAAGTAGTGATGTGCTGGAGGCGCAGATGGCAACAGATAGCTGGTTCGGCCCAGAGAAGGCGATGGAACTCGGATTCATCTCTTCTATAGTCCCGGCTATTTCCGCGAAGAAGGAAGAAAACATTATTAATCCTAAAACAAATATTATGGCGAAAAAGGAAGTGAAAGTTGAATCATCCTTGCTTGGCCGCTTGCTGAAGAAATGCGGTTATGCAAAAATTGAAGATGTTCCGGCAGTGGCTATGGTCATTACTACTTCTACCGGGGAAGAATTGAATGTGGAACGCGAGGAGGGAGAGATTCAGGTCGGGGACCCGGCTTCTCCTGATGGTGAGTTTGTTCTGGAAGACGGACGGACAGTAGTCGTCCAGGAAGGTGTGATTACGGAAATCCGTGATCCGGAAAGCGGAGATGAGGATGTAGAGGCATTGAAAGCACGCATCGATGACCTGGAGTCTGAGGTGGCTGAACTGAAATCGAATGCCAAGACGGAGGAAGAAATCAAGATTCTTGGTGCGGTAGAAAAGGCTGGAGGTATTGACAAGCTGACCAGAGCGGCAGCAAGCAAATACATTCCTGCTGGACGAACGACGACTTATGGAAATAAGCCTGAGACAAAGAAAGTGAGCAAGATTGGACAGAAATTGGAGGAAATCAGAGAAAAAAGAAAAGGAGGTAAAAAATGACGTGGGAACAGTTAAGCAATCTGACGCCTGATAATGGTGCGATTAATGATTTGAAAGATTTGATTATTGCAGAAATGTTTACCGACCCTGAACTGGAGCGTTTCTTTACACTTATGCAGAATGTTCAGAATGGTAAAAAGATTGGTTATCGTGGTGCAATGAGTGATGTCGGTTGGGCTGGTTCCGGATGTAATCCTGAATATAAAGATGCAACTATCCAGTTCCTGGAAAAAACATGGGAAATCGGTTCATGGGAAATACCATTGAAGTGGTGCTATGAAGATTTGGAAAATACGATTGCAGAGTATTGTCTGAAAACTGGTACGGATATAGCGGACTTGACCTCTACTGAATATATGGATGATATTGTTTATCCGGCATTGAAGGATGCGATGATGAGCATGATGTGGAGATTTGTATGGTTTTCAGATAAGGACGCAAAACTTCATTCAAACTCTGGAGTTTTGTCTACTGGGACTGATGTGGAATTGTTCAAAACGACAGATGGTTTGTGGAAGCGTCTTTTTGCTATTGGAACTGCTAGTGCAGGTCAGAAAACAGCTATTGCAGCTAATGGTGAAGCAACGATGGCAGAGCAGTTTAGTAAGTTGAAGGAGTCTGGAGTTGCAATAGGAATTTTCGATGCGATGCTTGAAAATGCAGATGCTCGAATTGCTGGCTTGCCTGGCGCTGGTATCTTCTGTACTAAAACACTTGCAGATGCATTGACAAAAGACTTGAAACGTGAATATAAGGAAATCCTTACATGGGAACAGGTATTTGGTGGAATGAAAATGACAGAATACAATGGTATTCCCGTATATCAGATTCCGGTATGGGATAGAATGATTATGAAATATCAGAATGACGGAACGAAACTTAATCTTCCTCACCGTGCCGTGTTTGGTTCTCCTCGTGAAATGTTGGTTGGAACTCCATCTAATGACTTGATTTCAGAACTGGATATTTGGTTTGAAAAGAAAGACCGTATGAACTATCTGTATTCCACAGGTAAGATGGGAACACAGATTGGTCAGGATGACCTTTTCCAGTTTGCTTATTGACGAAAGGAGGAATTATGTCAGGAATTTGTGACTATGCTATTAAACGGGACATCGCGGTGAGTTGCGATGACCCTCTCGTTCCTGGAGTAGAGCAGGAAGGCGTTATCATGAACCGAAAGGACGTGGATTTCGCTACCGTTGCTTTCAATGCAACCCGTAAGAATGTGATTGAAACGCTTGCGCTGAAAGACAGTAAGAAAGCCTATAAGGTTGTCGTTCCTGGAAGCACTCCGTTTACCGGGACGAATACGGTCCTTGCTGTAGGTATATATAAGAATACGTTTACCAATACGGTGAATATGGTGATTCTGGCCAATGACCCGGACGTGTGTGCGGACATCATTGACGGGCTGGCGAACGGTGAATATGTGGTAATCCTTGAGAACAAGGCGAAGAACTTGCAGAAGGAAGAGAATCCGGGTGACTCCGCATTCCAGATTTACGGCTACTATCAGGGATTGAAAGCTGCTGAAATCAGCAACGACAAGTACTCTGAGGAAACAGATGGTGGCTGGTCCGTATCCTTGCAGGAAACAAAGGTGCCAAAGTCGGCTTTGTTCCTTTACAAAACGGATTACGACACGACCAAGGCTGCCATCGATACATTGACTTCTGCTGCAGTTTGATATGGAAGTGATTGATGTGGTTAATAGGTTGAAGGAGTTGGGAAGCATTGCTTCCCTCTCTTCTTCTGACAAGGCAGAGATTGAAAACCTTTATGCGCTTGTCCTTGATAAGAAGTTTGTCCGCACATCTTGTAGCGACTGCTATCATGATGCGGTGATAGAAATGAGTGTTTACCTTAACAAGAACGGAAAGATGAAAGAAAAATCAGAATACGGCTTGAAGAACGGTGTTCTCTTGCAGATGGGATTTGGCAGTAGCGAAATGTATACGAATGCCAACCTTACTGATGAAGCTGCAGAGAAGTATCTGGCGAAATACCCGGACAACATTAAGTATTTCTCGAAGAAACCTGAAGACTGGGAGGAGCGTGTGAAGTCGAGAAAGAGCGGTAGCGTGGTGATTGATGACGAGCTTGTCTCTCTTATGGTTGAATCTATGAAGGACGGTGTGACAAGCAAGTCCATCCAGGAAGAGTTCAAAAGTTATAAAATCTCCGGAAAGACCATTACTAAAAAGTCTCTGATGGCTCACGTAAACAAGGCTCTGGAAGTATTTGCTGCAATGCAGGAGAATCCGGAAGGAAGCGAAGATGGGAAAGAAGATGGAGAGAGTTCAAATGAGCAGGAATCTACCGGTGAGCAGAATGATGAAGAAGGAGAAGCGGTAGAAGGTGCTGAATAAATTAAAACCTCACGGGATATGAAAGTAAAGGAACTTAGAAAGAAAAGCAGTGTAAGGGTAGACATACGCTATTTGCAGCAACTTGGGATACAGTCTTACGGGGATGACAACCTTTATCCGCAGACGGTAAGGAATATCATTGCAGCAAGTTCTACCGGAAGTGAATGTGCGGACCGTTTCGCGGATTTCATAGAAGGTAACGGATTCCGTGAGGTTTCTTTCTCTGAATATGTGGTAAACCGGAAAGGCGATACAGCGGATGACATACATTCACTTGTATGCCGGGACATGGCTGACTTCAATGGAATAGCGCTTCATGTGAACTACAACATCTTGGGCCAGATTGTGGAGCTTCAGCATATCCCATTCGAGAACTGCCGTCTGGTTGAAGAAGATGACAACGGATATGTGTCAAAGATTGCCGTACATCCGGACTGGAGCGGTACGAAAACCAGGAGAGGGAAGAAGATACGTGTAGCAAAAGAGAATATCGACTACATCGATGTGTTCAATCCGTTGAAATCTGTTGTTCTGGCGCAGATAGAGGCTGCCGGTGGCATTGAATACTACAAAGGACAGGTGTTATGGGTGTCAATGGCCGGGAAACAGACCTATCCGGTAGGAAAATCCGACCGTGTCATTACGGAAATGAGCACGGATGAGGGACTTTCAAACGTGAAGTTCCGGAATGTGCGTAATAATTTCCTTCCATCGGGTATGGTAGTGACAAAGAAAGGTTCGGACAGTGTCAGATACGATGAAAAAGGCAATGAAATAAAGATTCCGGAGGATGACGGGTTCTCTGATAGCCTTGTGAAGCTACAGGGTGATACGAATTCCCTGAAACTTATAGAGGTAACGCTTGAAAATGATGAAGAAATGCCTGAATTTATCCCGTTCACGACTCAGAACTACGATAAGGAGTTTACCGTTACGGATGCAAGCGTGGTGGAGCGCATTTATTCCGCCTACGGGCAGGAGCCGTGGTATTGCATCCGTATCGGGAAAGTGGGATTTTCCGGCGATATTTTGGAAGATGCCTTCGAGTACTATAATTCTATTGTCAGCAAGCAACAACGCTTGATAGAGCGCACGTTTGACCGTATTTTCCGCTACTGGTTTGAGGTAGCAAACCCGTCGATGGATTTTAGTGTACAACCTTTAAAGTATGTAAGAAATGCAGAAGTACCTGATAACAACGCTTGATGTATCGTCCTTGTCACGTAGCATGTCCGTGCATTTGGATGAGGACAAGATAGAGACCTATATACGGGAATCGGAGAGCATCGACATAAAGTCTGCCCTTGGAGATGCATTTTATCTGGATGTGAGGGAACATCCGGAGAAGTACGCGCTTCTTCTTGATGGTGGAACGTACGAGGACAAGCATGGAGAGAAAAAGATATTCATGGGTATTAAGACGGCGTTGGCATATTATACCTATGCCAGGATCGTGAAGAACGGGGACTTGAATGTGACCAGATACGGATTTGTCCAGAAGGAGGATGAGTATAGCAGCCGTCCGGACATGAAGGAGAAGGTGATGGCCTATAACGATGCGTTTTCCATGGCAGACCGATATCTGAAGGAGTGTGTAATGTTTCTCGATGACAGGAAGGAAGAATACCCACTTTACAAGGGAAATGGAAAAATCAAAGCAAACAGAACTGTATTTAGAATTTTAGGAGATTAGGATATGGCAAAGGATTTTGAGTCTTTAAAGCAGCAAGCTCTTGTAATCAAAAATGAAGTTGAGGACGGTGCAAACAGTTCAGAGCGTGTTGGTGGTATTTTGGAGGATATGCTGGATTATAATGAGGAGAAACGCAAGGAGCTGGAAGAAAAGATAGGTTCTCAGACAGTAGAAGTAGATACGGAACTGAATGAAGAATCACAAAAGCCAATCGCGAATGCACCTGTGACAAAGGGAATCAACAAACTGAAAGAACAGATTTCCACCCAGCTTCCAGCCATCGAAGAAGCTAAAGAGAATGCAATCGCGGAAATAGGCAATAAAGAAAGTGATGCTATACAGAACTTTTCAGAACAGCGTGTCACACCAGGAATGCTTTCCCCTGAAACGATTCAGATTATCAATGCGTCGGGAGGTGGTACAATTAATAACCTTCCTGATGGAGAAACACTTGCTGAGATTGAGATGGCAGAAGGGTTGAAAGCCATAGGAATACCTAACCGTCAACCTGATACAAATCTTGGATACGTAATTCTGAAAAAAAACAAGTCCCTCATCGAGCAGATAACAGATGCTAACACTATCTATGAAGTAAGGTATGCCTATGATTTGGGCGGTGAAACGCTTACCATGCCTGAAAATTGTGTACTTAAATTTGAAGGGGGAATTATCAGCAATGGAACTATTAATGGAAATAAGACGTCTATTGTAGCTCCAATCTGCAAAATATTTGGAGATGATTTAAACTTTTCAGAAGATGCTGGAAGTTTTTATATAGATTGTGTATATGCAGAATGGTGGGGATGTGTAGGTAGATTTCCTAAAAAAGCTGATATAACTCCAACATATCCTCAAGATGCACCATATAGTTCTGAATCTAAGGCTTTGCCAGATTGTGCGCCATATTTTAATAAAGCGTTTAAGTTTGCACATAGATATTCGTGTGCTGTTAAAGCTTTAGGATGCTGTTATGCTGTAAGAAGCACTATAAAAATACTTGAAAATACAACATTTATCACAGAGGAAAATACAGTTTTCTGTGTATACATGAAAGGTAATGGCAAAACTATAGTAACACAATCTACTGAGACTTCTGAATTTTCGTCTGAAGAAGTGGATGAAGTACCTTGTTATCTAAAACAGAATCAATATATAGATACTTCTTCAATGGCCGTAGCATTTGAAGTGTCATCATGTCGTGTAAAACTGTTAGGAAGAGGAACGATTAGTATTGGTTATACACAATATTGTATTGGTATGCTGGTAAAATCAAGAGATTACGAAACTCTTGACATGTCCTACTTCTTTGAAATAGATTTAAGATTTGTGGGTGGAATCTATGGTGAACAGGCTGGTGATTCGAAAGATTTATATGGTTATGGAAAGCCGACAGACGATTCTCTTAATAGTACTGGAGAATCGCAGTATTATATCGACTTGTCTTCAGTGGATTCAAATCCTGATTATAAAGGATTGCGGTTGCAGAGGTATGAAAAGAAAAATAACACAAATACTTGGTCTGCAAACGGCCAGTATTGGAGAAGGATGAATACAGATTTACGCTTCGAAATGAGTCAAGGTGGAGCTGGAGGCCGACTTATTGACCCTCATATCAGAATAGGTTCCATGTTTGGATTCAGAGGGGTTGAAATCATAACTCATGATGGAGGCTGGTTCAATATCAGTACTTGGGAGGGTACAATATCAAATAAGTATGGCAATTATTTATCTATATTTTCCGATTATGATGCGAACTCACATAATTTTTCAGGACTTACGATGCAATGGGGTTATAGCAATTGGGAGACATGCGTTTTCTATGCTATAAGAGCAAGCGAAATAACCATAGGTGCGTCTGCTGATTTAGCCTATGCTAAACCTAAAATTGAATTTGGATTTTATTTCGGAAAATATACTTCAAATTGTGTACAGACTTGGATTGATGATATATCTTATGTAGTTGACTTAGGTACAAACAACAATGTCGGATATAATATAATGCTTGAAAACCAGACATTAGCCGGTACTTCTTGGGTCAATCAATGGTCTAAAAAACTACCTACAAATTTAGGTTTTATGAAGATAGATTCTGTAAAGACAGTAGATGAAATTGAATCGGTTATTGACGATGTGGATAATTTTATAATTGAAGATTATTATCCGGTGCTGTTCGATGATGACGATAGTACTTGTGAAACTGTAATAGATACGGATAATGGAATATTTGGTACATATTTTCTTATAGATAAAAATAATGCTCAAAGAGGAATGAGCAAAGAATGGGCATATATAGAGATAGATTTTTGCGTGGTAGGTAATAATGCAAACAGATATGAAAATGGTGTTTTTAATATTATGCTATTTAATACTGGATATATAAATGGTAATTCTGGTACTCATTTATTAAAACCAATAATAAGAGAAACAACATATTTTTCTTCGTATACTTCTTATGTTCAAAGGATGTTCATTCCTATAAAAAAGGATGTATTGAGCCGCGGAAGAATGGCGATATTTACAACCAAATTGCAAGAAAAAATTCAATTGCAGATCTATGGAATAAAATTATGGACAACAAATTTTGAACCTTCCGGAATGTATCAATATAGGGATATTTATCCACAAAATTCTTATTTAAATTCAGAAGAAGGAACTATTTTCTATAATGTCGGAAATGCAAAAGAAAATGATTTTAGGAAAATAGGTCTTGAAAGCAAAATGCTTGAAGAGGTAATTATCCCTGTATGCTTAAAGGGAGCATTTAAGGTTAGTTTTACTGTAGATGCTTACTCCACAAATACTGCGACTTACGAAGTAATAGACCCTAAAGGAATGATTACAGCAAAAATGGATAATAATGTAGAAGGAAATACTGGCATCTTCCCTGGAGGTTATCAATCTGGTTACAGAAAATTGAATTTCACTTATAATGGTGAAGAGGATTTAAATGAAAATCCTTATTTCTTCAAAGTTAAATTTAAGGGTATAGTTGGTTTGAATGTATCAGGATATTGCTTAACCAACTTGATAGACATTTTACAAGCTGGTGTGAAGGAACTTACTTTTCTAAACATGTCTTCTCAATCTGGTCTGTTGACGCTTGACGGCGATGATATATCTAATTACGTGTCAGGTTTGAGGTATTTCAATGCAAACTTGAACATGAATTTTAACGCAAACCGTGATTCTGCTAAAGCACTGATATATACAGCAAGTCTGAAAAACCTTGAATATTATAAGGCTTCTGCTGTTTTCAAGGTTTATGGAAATTTATCTTTATTGCCAAGAACTTTATATACTTTTTACACAAATGGAGGTGAAGACCTAACCTATAATACAACCCCGCATGCAAAGGTATGGAGTGAAAATTTTGCAAATTTATATATTGAAAAAGCAACTAGTTTTACATCTGAGATGATTGATGCTCTATTAATTGATTTAGCAGAATCTATAAAATCTCCAAAGGGAACTACTAAACAAATAAAATTATCAAAAACAATAGGTGGAAGAACTGAAGCATCTGATTCAGCAGTATCAACTTTAGAGGGATTAGGATTCACTGTTACCATAACACAACAATAGATTTAATTATTTTTTTAAATCGAAAATGCTGAAAGGTACGGTTGTAAAGAGGATTTCATAAAAAATCCTTGCAACAGTTTAAGTACAATTATAAAAACTGATAAGCTTGAGGTTATGAGAAATATATTAAAAGCACTGTATATATCCTACCCGTATATACTTTGCATATTGTTGTGGGTAGTAATTTTAGTTTTTATTTTATGAAAAGTTTAGACAATTTGATTGGCAAATTGGGCAACGACAAAACGTTGCATTTCCTTGGAGGATGTTCAATCTGCTCGTTTGTATCGTTTATAGTGATTCTTCAGGAAAGCGGTTTGACCCCGCTGGAGAAAGTCTCAACGGTGTTAATCGGAACAGTATTTGTTTTGATTCTGTCAGTTTTGAAGGAACTTATTGCAGACGATAAGGCCGACTGGTACGATGTACTGGCAGCCGTCCTGGGATGTATACCTGTGTACATCGCTGTCGGTCTTGGAGCCTGGTTTAATTCGTTATCATAAACCTGCATAAAAAAAGGGTGCCTCTGCACCCCAACATAAAAAACATATAGGCCTCAAAGAGACTTTATTTACAAATATAATCAAAACCCTAATTGTATGAAAGAAAAAATGTAAGATAATGGAAAAGTATGTAGGATTTATTACGCAGGATTTAAGGTCAGGTGTGGCAATAATCTTCACATGCCTTGTGCTGATAGTGGCCGCTTGTCTCCTGGATATGTGGACTGGAATAGACGCGGCACGGGCAAACAAGGAAAAGATATGCAGTAGACCTTTACGAAAAACAGGAACTAAGATTGTAGACTACTACAGATTAGTCGTGTTCTTCGTACTTATTGATATTCTTGGACTTTGTTTTCCTTGGTATAACTTGCCGTATGGAGCTGTAATCGGGACGGCCGGCGTATTGTTTGTAGAGGGCTTCTCAGTTGTTGAGAATCTTAAAAGAAAAAAAAGTCATGCTGCTGAAGTAGCTGATATGGCTGCTAAAATTGTGGAGTGTCTTACTCCAGAAGAAGCACAGAAGATAATTAAGAAGATAAAGGAGGAAAAGAAATGAATAAGATAGATGCTATTATAGTCCATTGCTCGGCCACGAAAGCCGGGCTGGACATCGGAAAGAAGGAAATCACCCAGATGCACCTTCAGCATGGATTCAGCACAATCGGGTACAATTATGTTATCCGGCTGGATGGTACGGTAGAAGTTGGCCGTTCGCTCACCATTGACGGGGCGCACTGCAATAGCAAAGGTTTCAGTGGTGTGTCGTACAACAAACACAGCATTGGTATCTGCTATGTGGGTGGACTGGATGCGCATGGTAAAGCAGCTGACACACGGACGCCGGCTCAGAAGAAGGCGCTGGCTAAACTGATTAAAGAACTGTGTGCAAAGTACCAGATCGTAGAGGTTCTTGGCCATCGTGACACCAGTCCGGACCTTGACGGAGACGGAATCGTGGAACCTGAAGAATGGACGAAAATGTGTCCTTGCTTCGATGTGCGGAGCGAATATCCATTCATTCCTGAAATTGTTGTGAAGCCATGAAATATCTTCCTTACATATTGATTGCTGCGCTGGCTTTCGGCTTAGGATGGTGCAGCCGGTCGCCAACTAAATGCAATACAGGAAAGGCTGATACCGTTACATCTGTCCATTTGGTCACAAAGGTCGATGTGGATACTCAGTATATTCTGTTCCCAGTGCCTTATCTTGCCTGGATTGACAATTCAGACACAATCCATGTGAGTGACACTTGCTGGCACCTGCGTGAGTATAAAGAATATCGTGACAGTAGCTATTATGCAAAGGTCAGCGGTGTGGCACCGCGTCTTGATGAAATCTGGGTGTATCCGCGTACCATCTACCAGACTGAATACATTTACCGTGATATAACGCAAAAACCAAAACGCTGGGGTATTGGTCTGTCGGCTGGATACGGTATCGGACGAAATGGTTTGTCTCCAGTATTGGCAGTGACGATAAATTATAACTTGTTTCAGTTCTAAGAAAAGTAGATTAAGTTATAGAAACATCTTGAAACAGATGAGCTAAAGTTGATGGTAGGTATGTTATTTTTGCATTAACGTAAACTTACACTTGATTTTATGGATTTATATTTTGTATATCATCGAAAATCAGTATATTGCAAATCTAATGTTTTATTACTATGAATTATGGAATGTTTTAATCTATCAGAGAAACTTGTATGCTATAATATATTTATCGTTATAGTAGGAATTGTTATATGTGTGGCTATTGTAGTAAATGTGTGCTCTCAGTCTACTATTTCAAGATTATTTATAAGACTACAAAAAATTAAATGGAATCTTATTTTAAGAAAATATTCTATTCCCGTCCTTATATTTTTAATTGCTTTTGTAGGAATAAAATTATTTATAGATGTTTTCCATGATGGTAATTGGTTCGTTACGAAAGATACGTGTATTTCAAAGAATATAAGTGACTGGGGAAATTTTGCTACATGTGTAGGAGCCATTTTTGCATTAATATCAATATATTTAGCATATAGAGCATTCATATCACAGGTAAATGCAGCCAGAAGAGCTTCATTCGACGCTACCTTTACTCAAATATTTGCTCAGCATAAAATATTGTATGATAAAGCTATGCAACATAATAATAAAGTCCTTTTTGTGTCAGATTATAATAGGAAATGTATAAAAGGTAGTGTAAATAAGAATATTTTCTATATATGCAAAAATGAGTATAATGAATATATTAATATTATTAGGACTAGTGGTAGGAGTAATTATATCTCAGAATTTTGGACTCGTTTTAATGAACAAATTGGAGCATCAGTTTCTGTTGATTTCAAAAATTATCTTAAGTATATACATAATGAAGTAGAATTCGTAGCAAGTCAGCCAGACGATATACTAGATGATGACGCAAAGCAAAGATATATTCAGCTTATACAGGCTCAAATGAATAATGATGAACTTTTGTGCTATTTGATAAATAAAGTTGAGTTTATGTATCGTCAGCAACCAAATTTAGAAGAAGATACAAAAATACATGCTGTCCACCTTAGGAAATTCAAATTTTTTATTGAATTATGTAGAGGTAAATCTGGGCATGTTGATTTTGTAGAAATGATGTTAAGAGATAAAGGACTCAATGTTAGTGCTTTCATAGATGCGAAATGGATTCTAAGATAAGTTGTAATTATTTTGACGCTTTCTGATATTCTTTTTTATCTTTTCAAGAGATTTCCCTCCTTTTCCAGTGAAATTTGGTTATAGCTAATAAGAACCAAAGCCCCAACCTGATTAATATCCGGAAGGGGCTTTGCTTTTTTCAGATAAAATCCCCATCTTTGTATTGCGTTACATATTTTATTGGAAAAGGGAAACCTTGACCGTTAGGCATCGGACAACGTTATGTGGCCCGATGCTTCTTCATATACGGTTCCGTCCCGTGTTGTATGCTTAATGGCTACACTGTACCCTTTTCCAGGATATGTAACGCAACGGGTCGCGGGACCGTTTTCTTTTTCCGCTGTAAAACGATTTCTTATGGGATACACCTTGTCTAAGAAGTTCCTCGGGTATGGTCATTACATCCTTTCCGTACAGGATGAATCCGGGAAGGTAAAATCAGCAATTACAGGAGATACAGACCTGATAAATCGGTTGTCGTCTGAGTTGGAAGAGGAAAGAGAAAAAGCGACCAAAGAAGCTATAAATTATGTGTTGCAGGAATCGTAA